CAATTCCTGCTGCTCCTGGCCCTGGTTCCATTAGTCTAGGATGAATCCAAGACCTATTGTTCTTTTCAAAAGATGGCCATGGCAAATATATTTCAGCACAATTCCATCCATTATCATATACATATTGATCAGCCGCTCCCCATTCAAATGCCTGATCTGCACCGGGAGCGCCGCCACTCCTAAGAGTCCATCCTCTATTATAGAAATCTCCTGCTAGCTCATACATCAATTCAAGAACATCATCAGGAGTTTCTCTTGATCCTATTCCTGCGTAATATTTACTCGAATGCATAATGGTCTTTCCATGGGCCAAATTCCATCGTTTCCATCTTCCATAGTAGGTCAGATTCCTTAACACGACCGTCTCTGTTTTTGAGCAGGCGGATCGTCTGCCTCTTATTTCTTTCCATTTCTTCGTCCCGTGCTGCCAGACCAAGAATTATATCAGAATCATTCACGATGCTCTGAGAGAACGCAATGTTGTCAAGCTGTGCGCCAGTTTGATAACCGGAACGGTTTGTCTGAGCCACTCCAATGATAGGAATGCCTAAAGTTCTAGATGTTTGCTTGAGTTGTCTTGTGAGCGTAACGACTTTCTCCCACATTTGGGTTCCACCAGCAGAACGTGGAGTGTCCATAAGGGTAATGTAATCAATACAAAGAATATCAGGCTGATATCTAGTAAGCTCAGCATATACACGATCAACGGTACAACCGGCCACATCATCCAATATAATAATGTCGTTGTCGGCTTCCCGAACAATCTCCGCTCTCTCCTTCCATCTAAGAAGGTCTTCATCGCTCAACCTCTGTCTCTTTAGTCTCTGATATTCAAAGTTCATAGCCATTGTATCCCACTTTCTAAGGAGAGCCTTTGCTTCCATTTCAAGTGAAATATACATCGGTGTTTTACCCTGCATATAGGCATTGAAAAGCATCCATTGTGCAAGGGTTGACTTCCCTGTCCCCGAAAATCCTGAGATTGTTACATATTCATGTGACTGTATCCCGGAGGTAACAAAATCAAAGTCTGGAATTCCCATAAGAATTCCGTCCAGGATATCCTCGCCAGATTCATAAGCGACAATTCTTTTGTCCATGTCCTTGAATCTAGATAGTTCCGCGACAGGGACAATTTGTGAAAGCTCTCGGCTCTTTTCTAGAAAGAGAGCATCAATATCTCCAACTAATTCACCATCCTCAAGTGCATCAGCTAATTCATGAATAGCGATCATTGCATAACGTCGCTTGACCACCTTGAGAAATTCGTCCTTAAGATATTGAAGAGTATCCTGCTCTGTTTCAAACAGATGGTCAGGAAACGCATTGCTTACAATTTCAGAGGAAGGTGAAGTCTTGTACTTCCTAAAATGTTCCGTCATAAAAGTAAAAATTTCCCTGTTCTCCTCTTCTGAAAAATGTTCCTCTTTAATTCCAGAGAGTAATAGGGATTCAACGTTGCTCCGCTGAACAACGGCGTTAACTAACTTTCTTTCAAAATCCATTTGCCTCCATCTGTAGAAATTTCTAGAGCATAGTAACAGAACTGTACTGCCCTAGCTGTGATGAAGATGTTAGGACTTCGTTAACTTCAAATTTTAAAATCGCGACAATATATATATAAATATATTATTTATCTATAATAAAGAATACCATAATCACTATCATATTCTATTCTTATATAGAATTTATAAGAGTATAACCATATAGAAGAATTCATGATAGTTTTAACTTCTCTTAGTATCTGACCGGAAATTATAGCAATCTAGACACCCCTAGAACCCTGTAACTAACATGATTAACTGAATCTTTACTTTACCGTATCATTTTATAGGTTATGGGACAGATGATTAACATATCAGAGGAAGAGAGGGAGCGTAGGCGTCAGAACATGCTTAAGCTTCACCAGGAGGGCCGCGCCGGGGCAGAGTTCGGCAAAATGGGTGGTCGTCCCAAGAAACCTCGCGCCTCTGAACATGTTGCTGAACAAGTCCGAGAAGATGCAGAACTATTCTATCAAAGGATGAGAGAAATTGTCTTGGAAGGTGGAGAGAAGGTTGCATCAGCCACATTCAATACGCTCATGAAGATTGAGGAACAGGAGCGTAAAATTACAGTAGAGGAAGAGGAAAAAATTGACCAACTTAGAAGAGAAGAACTTCTCGCCCTCGTCGCAGAACAACTCAGAGAACTCGGAGATTCCGGAGTCATCCCAATTGGGAATGCTGAAGTCGTTAGGGACGAAAGATTTACAGAGATTAGCGAAGAATCTAGCTGAACTTAAGAAACAGACTGCGATCAAAGGACCGCAGACTGATGATGAACTTCACGCCTGGATATTAAAAAATTTAAAGATGGATATACCCAGGGTTGCCGTATGTGACGGGCATCAGTCACCTTTCAGCTTTATTTCTGATCTTTATTTCGAGCGAGTGACTGCCGCTGTAGCAATGGCTAACCGTGGAGGAAGTAAGACAGCTAGTTCAGCCATTCTGCATCTTCTAAACTCTTTGTATAAGGTTGGTTGTGAGTCCTTAACTGTAGGAGCAATTGAGGCGCAGTCTAAAAGGGCTTATGAAAGCCTTAAACAATTTTTAATCGTTCACGGTGGAGACGGAGTGTATGAACCAAAGGACCATCCACAGATCGTGAGAACAATTGAATCAGAAACATCTTTCAAAAATGGGTCTAAAGTGGAAATTGTGCCTGGAACTATGTCTGCTGTATCTGGTCCCCACCCCCAAAAAGTACACGCGGACGAGCAGGATCAGATGCCTAAAGATGTGTGGGAACAGAGTCGCCATATGTCACAATCAAAGACCATCAAAAATGAGGATGGAACTGAAACAGTAATCAAGGCACAGGATTGGGTTACATCAACTCGTCAGAGACCATTCGGTCCGATGCAGAAGTTGGTTGATGAAATAAATGATGCAAAAAAGAATGGATTCAAGCCACCATGGGAGCTATATACATGGTGTGTATATGAAACAGCAAAGAATGTTTCGAACTGTATGGAAGCAAATCCAGATTTACCTCCTGAACAGGCGTGTGGATGCGACAAGATTGTGAAAGGAAAGTGGGAAGATGGAAGGCCGAGAATCTTTAATGAAGTGTGTAGGGGACGATTATCTAGAAGTCAAGGATTTGTCGATCTTGACAACATCTGGAAGAGATTCCAATCCTCAGACCAAGAAGAGTGGGAAGCACAGCAAGAATGCTCCAAGCCAGAGACAGGTGGAATGGTATTTAAGACATGGGATTTGTCTAGATACGGAATAAAATGGTACGCCCCAACTCCTGATCTAGGAACTATTGTGATGGGTATCGACTATGGAGGAGGAACTACACCAACAGCCGTTAATTGGTATCAAATTCTTGCACAAGATACATTAGTATATGGTAAGGATCAGACAAGAACAGATGGCCCAATGAAGCTTCTAAAGGCTGGCACAAGAGTCTGCTTTGATGAAATTTATAGAGCAGAGACAGGCAATATTGAAATAGCAGAAATGATCAAAGCAAAAGAATCTATGTATGTGAATAAATATGGACCAGAATGGAAGGTTCGATGGAGATTTGATGATCCTGCTGTTCCAACAGCAAGACATGACTTTGCACGAATGGGCCTAAAGTGCATGTTTATCTGTAAGAGAGATATTATTGAGCAGATTAAGACATGCAATACTCTATTGAAAGATGATTTAATTGCTGTTGACATTGAAACATGCAAAATGTTTCCTCTTGAAGCAGAGGCATATCACTATCCATCCAAGAAAGCTGGATTTGAATATGAACAAGAAAAGCCAGTGGATGACTTCAATCACACCATGTCAAACTTCAGATACACAATGGAAAACCTAAAAATACTTGAAAAGAAGGGTTCAATTACAGCTAACCATCCTCGCACAGATGGTAGAGTGCATGAAACGGTGTGGAAATCTCCGATGAAATCGTCTGCCGCCAGGTATATGCCAAGATAATATATGGATATTTATTCAGATGAATTAGGAAAGTTAGCTCCATTCTCCGAACCTAATGGTAACGGTAAGGTTGACGACCGCCTAAAGAGAAGATTGGCTCAGAATCGCAAGCCGACTTCACGCTCAGCATCAGATCAATGGGTGAATTGGAACTCAATGGCTGAACTTCTTGGTCAACCATTTGATATGACCAAGATTTCTCTTTCTAAATTAGAGCAAATGCAGCGCGACCCGATCCTTTCATTTGGACTGATGTTCATTAAGGTCCCTTTGGTTAGAGCACCTTGGTACATTAGATGTACGGACGCCAAAAGAGCAGCATTTGTGGATAATTGCCTGCGAAGAATTTATGGAAGGCTTATCCTTGCATACACAAATTGCTTCTCGTTCGGATATTCAGCAATGGTCAAGCGTTTTGAATATGAGAATCCGGATTGGACATACGTGGATAGAGACGCAGAGGAACAACCGGAACTTCCAGTATGGGACAGCAAATCAGTAGATGCTTTAGTTTGGAAGCCTTTTCTTGCTTTGAATCCTCGCTATGTAACTCCGCATTGGAGCGCCATGGGAGATTTTGCTGGAATTGATTTTGCTCCACAATCTGGAATAGGAGCTTTCGGAACATCAGGATCGCCTCTTAGAGATTTCGCAGGAAATCCTTCAAGCAAGATTGCAGATATACCACTTGATTGGGCGCTATGGGCCACAAACGAAAAGGACTCAGTATATGGTTCGCTTTGGGGTTACCCGCGTTTAGGATATGCCTATAGATATTGGTGGAGTTATTGGTATAAGTTTGGATTGGCTGATAGAGCCTTTGAAAGATGGGCTGACCCACCAATGGTTGTATATCATCCAGGTGAGGACGCATATGATACAGATGGAAACCTTGTTGACTATTCAGCAGAGGCTTTAGCATTTGCTGAACAGCTTAGATCAGGAGCTAATGGTTCTTTGCCATCTGATCTTCATTCTAACATCGCAGATGACAAAATTACAGGAGTAAAGAAGTGGGAAGCTGTCCAAATAGAGAGCAAGACAAATTTTGATGCTTTGGACACAACATTTAAATATCTTGATGTTCTTAAACTTCGATCAATGATGGTTCCAGAACAATCACTCATTGAAGGACAGGGGGGTTCATCATCTAGAAATGTTGCTGAAAAGTTCGGGGATATTTTCCAGGAATCACAAGCTATTGTGATGGAAGAAATTGATGATCTAATTAATAGATACATGATTCCTCAGCTTCTTGAGGTTAACTTCGGGCCGGGAGGACCAAAGGCTGAAAAGATAACAACAGGATTTGATTCGCGCGACCTTGAAACAATGAGAGCAATCGTGGGAGCCATTGCCAATAAGAACGGTTCAGTTCCAGAAGTTGATGTGCGTGAAATGCTCGACCAGCTTGGAATTCCATTGCTATCGTGGCAGGAGACGCAACGAAATCTTGAAAAGATTGCTGAGGAACAACAGGCATCCAGTGAATTTGAGCTTCAGAAGCTTAGAGAATCAGCCGCACTAAAAGGCCACCAAGTACCTGGTTCAACAAATAATGCTGCAAATTCAGGAATGCCAACAAAGCCAAAGAAGAGGGACGCAAAGTTTGGAGAAGCAGGAGTAACTGAAGATGGTCTTTACTATAATGATAGAGAAAGAATTATTATTGTGGGTAATGAAAGATCAGAAGAAGACAAAGAAACTGCTAAAATGACTAAAGCAATTTTGGATGAAGTTGCAGAAATTAAAAAAGACTTAAAGCCAACGGAACCGCCTGTAGTCAACGTGGAAGTGAAGGCTGCGGAGGCGTCTCCAACGAAGAAGGTTAGAAAAACAATTGTTAGAGACGAAAATGGCGACATTTCTCACGTAGATGAGGAGGAGGTAATCGAAGATGAGCAAGCATAAACATGAATGGGTGACCCAATATTATTCTTTTGATCCTATCGAGCATGATGAACCATATGAGGTTCAATATTGTGCTGACCGCGAATGTGGTCAGAGACGCACAAAAACAATGAGCGAAAGTCTTGTTGAAGAAGTGCGTGAATTCGAAGACCTACCAAGCGAAGACGTACAAGGAGGTGAATAAAGTGAGATTTCCAAGCATCATTAAGCCAGCTAGAAACATTATTGAGGCAGATAGTCTCGCGTTTGAAATGCGAGAGGAGATTTTTGATATTGAAGGGAAAAAGATTTTTGATTCAGAATTCTACTCACCAAACGCGCTAACAAATGATGGCCAGGCACACATGCTTAACGTGTGGGCTAGAGAACAGTCCAACCTTAACAAGTGGTTGTTCCTTCTAAATATGGCTGCGGGAGCAGCGCCAACCAAGACTTCAACATTGGCGACAATTACTGAGGCGGTAACTATTAACACAAACGGTTATGCGAGAACACAAATTTCAGCAACCGATTGGGGAGCACCGTCACTAGACACAGGCGATCAGCAGATTACTGCGTCACAGAAGACGTTCGGACCGTTCACAGGAAATGTACCTGTTTCCCATGTTGCTCTTGCATCTGTGGCTTCAACATTTACAGGGACGCTCTTCCTGTATGTATCTACTGCATATCACACAGCAAACAGCGCAGCAAGAACATTTGTTTCAGGAGAGTCTTACCTAGTAACGCTCAGAGACAAGCAGACATAATCGGCCGGGAGGAATATAATGGTAGGAAGAATTTATTTTGTCAATTGGGATGCGGCAACAGCAGTTACCGCACAAATTGACGTATTCGAAATTACCCCGGCCGATGACAAGCCTGTTCAAATACATGAGCTTAGATTGTGGCAGACTTCAGACCTTGGTGATGCCGCCGAAGAGATTATCGGACTGCAAATAATTAGAGGATTCACTACATCTGGATCAGGTGGAGGCACACCTGTAATTGGTCAGCGCCAGCTTAATGATGCAGCCCAGGGTTTTACGGCTGAATGCAGGAATACAACATTGGCTAACACAGGCACGACTCAGACTCTATTGTCCGACGCCTGGAATGTAAGAGTTCCATATATTTGGACGCCAACACCAGAAGTGAGACCAATCGTTTCTCAAACATCAACAACATTGGTGGTTAGATTGATGGCTGCGCCAGCAGACTCCCTCACAATGTTTGGAAGCATGACTGTAGAAGAAATGGTTTAGGATAAATAATGAACGTCTATCGTCGTAGACGCACATCAAGTATAAGACGATTACGTTCGCGCTGGATTCCCTCCAAGAATCTCCTGATTACGGAGACAGTAGACAATGTAGGGGTTGCCAGCCAAACTCTTTATATTCAGGCGATTGCGGATTCGGATATTCATTCCGGGTCTGCTACGCTTGCATTAACAGTTGAGGCAACAAAGGAAGCAAAAGATACGTCTGCATCCATTTCAAATAGACTTGGATTAGATGCCACAGCGGACACAGATAATTCGTCTGCAACAGCAACAACCTTCATTTCTGATTTCCAAACTGAAGCAGAGCTTAATACTGGCACAGGCGCACCCACTATTTCAGAATCTACATCTGAATATATATCTAGTTCCGCCTCTGCAACAATTTTAACATCTGATTTTCAGACAGAAACAGAAATATCTTCTGGTACAGGCGGGGCAACAATTGCTGATGCGCTAGCTGAGATAGTTACAAATTCAGCAACAGCGACAATAACGCTTGATGAAACAATAATAACTCCTACTCAGACAGCAGTAGCGCGTCTATCATTGGAATCCGGCGTGACGCCAAGTTCTCAAACTAATCATGCGATTAAAGTAAGAGCTAGAGTAACAAGCGGTGCTGGCACGATTCGTGTAGCACTTTATGAAGGAGTTAATAATAGATCAGGTAACCTTGAATCCAGCACGTTAACTACCAGCCTTGCAAATTATGCAATTTCAATACCAGATGCAAATGCTGCAACAATCACAGATTATAGTAATCTTGAAATCCGTTTGTGGGGCTATGCAGCAGCAGGAGGTTCAATTGATTTTGAAGTTGATCAGATTTATCTAGAAACTCCTGTTCCGTCTACCGTTGAAGACACTCTTGACAACATAGGGTCATCTAGTTTCTCAATTAATGAGTCTGAAAAGCAAAATGGAGATAACTCTGGCGCTAATGATCCGAAATTATCAGAATCTATTGCAGAAACAATTGATAGTGTTGGCACAGGAACGCCAAGAATAGCCGACATAATTCCTGAACCAGATATGGTAAGTGTTGGTTCGGGAACACAATTTATTTCTGAATCAACAGCAGAAACAATATCTAATAGTACAACATCTGCTCAAACGATTGCAGAGGCTCAGCCTGGGGATGATCTTGGCAATACTGGAACAGGAACTATTGCGTATTCAGAGGCAATTGCCGAGATTATTGCAAGTATAAATGTGAGCACACAAACTCTTGCTGAATCTATTGCAGAGCAGACTCAAAACAATGGAATAAATACTCCATCGCTGATTGATATTGAAACTGATACTCCTGTCAACACAGGAACAGGAAATCATTACACAGACGCAGAAAAGATTTCAGAAATGGACACAGTTGCATTCCTTGCTTCTCTCACTATGGACGACCAGAGGGACATTGCTGTTGTTCCATTCAGCGATATATCAACAGGAACATGGACAGTCGCTCCGCTATATGAAAAAGTGGATGAGCTTGTTGTGGCATCAGGATATCCAACAGAAACAATTAGATCAGGAAATAATCCATCAAATGATAAAGCTATTCTTCAATTGAGTCCTGTTTCTGATCCAGGAATTGATGATAATCATTTCATCAATGTTGAATTCTATAAGGATGGAAGTGAAACTCTGGACTTCACGGTGAATCTAAAAGAGGGTTCAACTCTTATTGCCACTCGCACATTTACTGATGTTCAAGAGACTGCGGGCGCCCCAAGACGAGAAAGAATTGCACTTACTAATCCTGAAGCCTCTGCTATAGTTGATTATTCAAATCTTAATATAGAACTAATAGCTAATCAAACTAGTTAGGAGTAATAATGCCATCATTGCCAACAGTAGGAGGAGACACGGGAGCCTGGGGAACCAAGCTCAATGACTATCTTCAAGTTGCACACAATTCAGACGGAACACAAATCTTTACTCCCTTAAATATTCCTGGACTTGTTGCTTGGTGGGACGCTTCTGATTCGGCAACAATTACTCAATCAAGTGGTTTAGTTTCTCAATGGAATGATAAGGGAGGATTTGGTTATAATCTTACTGCTTCAACTACAGCACGGCCAACAACTGGAACTAGAACAATCAATAGTCTCAATGTTTTGGATTTCAACGGAAGTTCAAATGTAATGAATATTGCATCTGGGTTCGGACAAGTTCCTTACTCAATATATGTTGTTATTGAACCAGATACAATATCGGGAACAGATTTAATTGTTCACGGAGGATCAACAGGAGTTTCTGACTGGTCATTCTTCTTAAATGCCGGGACTCCCACATTTTTCTCATCTAGCGCTTCAGCCACATCTTCGGCATTGTCCGCCGGTACTGCATATCTTCTTAGAAATAGAATCACAAGTGTGGGTGGCTGGAATTCAATGAGGGCTGGTGGGATAAACGGCACCTCAATTTTAACAACTACTTCGCCATATACAAATCTTGAAATAGGTAACACTAACACAGGTTCAAATTTTTTTGACGGAAAATTAGGAGAAATTATTTTTGTAGGCTCTCCTATTGGAGCAGGCTTTGATAATTTGGTTAGAACTTATCTTGCCAGTAAGTGGGGAGTAACAGCATAAATGCCTAATATTTTTGTTAATTGGTTGAACTTTGAGTTTGAGGAAAGCGCCTCATATCATGACATCCTTGTTAATTCAGGGACGGGCAATCAATCAATAGATGAACAAAGAGTTACTGTTGCTCACATCTATGTAAATCAAATTAACATCGAAGTTCCCGCCGCTGAACTAATCTTCACTGAATTTGTAACGTGCGCACAAACTTCAACACAAGCTCTGTCAGAGGTGGAAGCCGGACAAGAGACATGTTCCGAACATGGCACGCAGACAATCGAAGAAGTTATTATTGGAACTCCTGTTCCAGAGCCAGAGCCAGCAATTGGTGGCGGGGTTCCATCAACAATGGAAGTTATGGGTGGACGCCCATGGTCTGAGGAAGATGTATATGTAAATAATGCATCAACACAACTCATTGGCGAGGAAATTTTCATTGGAGATATTCTTGAGATTTATGCGAATAATGTCCCAGACATTGATACTAGAATTAGAAGACCAGTATATGCTAAACCAAGAGCGATTGAAATTATGTCCTTTACTCCAACAAAGGAAAGAACGCGCATTGTCCCTGTAGAAGCACCGCTAGAGGAGCCAAAAATCAACCATCGCAAAAAGGAGGAAGAAGAACTGCTACTATTAGGTATAATATAAAAGTAAACACAACCAAAGGTGAAGATTTGAGCGCGAAAAATAGAGTCGCAGCCTGTATTATTACAGGGGACGCTTACGAAGAGGACGAAGTCAAAAAGCTTTTGAAGTCTCTAGAACCACACGTTCAAGGGATTTTTGTTAATTACAATGGTACAAAGGGAAAGCTTAACTGGCAAAAATGGACCGACATTCCCATCGTCTATAAAAAATTTAAATGGGAAGAGGATTTTGCTCTTGCCAGAAATCAAAGTTTCTCGCTTGTTCCCAAAGATGAATATGAATGGTATCTCTGGATAGATACTGACGATATCCTTGTTGGTGAGCCTGGGGCGGTCGATGAGATAATAGATTCCTTAGATGAATACTCCTTAGGGGTATTTCTTAAGTATGAATACGCAGTAGACCCCGATACAGGTGCCGTTGTGGTTGAGCAATGGCGCGAAAGACTGTTGTCAACAAAGATGGAGTGGAATTGGGTCTTCCCCATTCATGAAGTTTGCCGCTCGATATCAAACATTCAGTTTGCACAACGAGAACAACTTCACATAAGGCATCAGCGTACATCAGGTGAAACCCGTGGGGCAAGGGATCGCAATAAGAAAATTATTATGAAGGCGGCTCAGGAACATCCTGAGGAACCACGCTATCAATTTTATCTGGCTGGCGAAACACTAGCTGAAGCTGATGCAGAGCAAGACCCACAGCGCAAGGCTATGCTAATTGAGGCAGCAATTGGTGCTTATGAAACATATAGAGGTATGGTCAATGATCTTACTGACGATGTTTATTTGGCGACAGCACGCATGGCTGACCTCCATAGAATGAGAGGAGACCATGCGGCAGCACTTGAGGCTGATCTTGAATGTATAGCAATCTATCCTGAATGGCCGGACGGATATGTTGGCGCAGCTAAGTCATGTATGGAGCTAGGAGATTGGTCGCGCATGAAGGCGTTTGCTTCCATGGCTGTTAAATGTCCTAAACCGTCTACCGCTGCATCAATTGAACCACAGCTTTCAGGGTTCACTCCTATGCTGTTGAGAGCCATGGCTAACGATGAGCTAGGAGATATGGACTCTGCTCTCAAGGATTATAAGGCAGCTAGAGAAATCTGGCGACCTTCTGGTGAGTCCGGTGACACTCTGGACGAAAAGATTAAGACGCTTGAAAACTTTGACAAGACAAAGGATGTGTCTGATGCCTGGACAATGCGAAAGAAGCTCAGAGGAACCAAGCCAAACAAATCAATTGCGTTCTATACTCAGCCCATCCCAGAGGTTTGGAATCCTGATACGTTCAAGTCAGGCGGACATGGAGGGGCTGAGACTTGCATTATTAAGCTCGCTCCCATGTTTGCTGCTGACGGATGGAGAACTGTTGTCTTCGGAACTCCCGGAGATTATAGAGGGGTACATGACGGAGTAGAATGGTGGGGGTCTGATGAATATTTGCCTGGTGAAAAATTCCACACGTTCGTATCGAGCAGATCGCTTCTTCCATTCGATGGAACGCCTTTGGCGAAAGTAAAACTACTCTGGATGCATGATGTTAATATTGGTAAGGAAGAGTCAGGAGCCATGTTGCGGCCAGATAAGGTTTTGGGGTTAACAAGCTGGCACGCCAATCATTTAAGAAAATTGTATGGACTTCCCGAAGATAAAATTTCCGTGATGCCTAACGGTATTGATCTTACTAGATTTAATAAGGACGAATGGGACAAAGAAAATAAATTTAATTTTATTTACTCCTCTTCTCCTGACCGTGGACTTGATACCCTTCTAGGATTGTGGCCTATCATTAAAGACAGTTATCCTGAAGCAAATCTTCATCTTTTCTATGGTTGGGATATGATTGATAAAGTAATTGGTATGCATAAGGGAAGAGGGGCTGGAATTATTCATTTAGAAGAGTTTAGGAATAAGTGCATCAATCAAATTGAGGCTTTGGGCGGAGAGACAGGAGGAATATATAGTCATGGGCGAGTTAATCAAGTGGAGCTAGCCAGACACATGGCTAAATGTTCCATCTGGGCATATCCAACTGATTTCATGGAAACATTCTGTATTACAGCACTAGAAATGCAAATGTCGGGAGTAATCCCACTTACGTCTAATCTCGCGGCATTGCAGGAGACAGTCAATCCTGAAGTTCCAAAGATTACGGGATGGCCCAAGAACTCGTCGTATCAGAAGGAATTCCTAAAGATGCTAGGCGCAATGATAAATCAGGAAGAGTGGCAGGGACATATTAGGGAGCGGAACAGAGAATTTGCATCGCAATTCTCATGGGAAAATGTATATATCAAGTGGCAAGACTTAATAAAATCCTTGCAAAAACAATGATAATAATCCTAATCTCAATGTGAAATAGGTTGCTATGATTTTGTAGTTGATATAATTCTAATGAGAAAAAGTGTGCTTAGTGTGGAATTTTACGAGAGAGACAAAAGAGACACTAGCTTACATTCTTGGGGGATTGGGGTTCCTCCACGAGTTGATAATAGAGAACGCCGAGAGGCCGTTTTTATTGACGGCCTCTTTAGCATTGATGGGATTCCCACTGGTGTTGAAAGGCGAGGAGCGATTGAGAAATGGGAAGGAAGAGAAACCATCGCCAGACGAGGAACCCAAAGAAAAATAAAGATATACTTCTGGAATAGATTATTTTCTGCAGTATATTTATTCGTTATGCTATTTATTGGAATTATTTTGCAATTACATGGGATATTTTAATGTCGAATAGAAATTTGACAGATCAGGAACTATATGAAAAGGAGTTGATGAAACTCAACACCGATCCTGCCCATTATATGACGCCTGGCGCACGAAAATATTTCAAAAGAGTCTGGATGGGCTATCTAGTCTTAGCTATTGCCATGATAGTGGGAATTTGGGGCGTATCACATCAGACAGATAAAGTCTTAAGATCAAATATTAATACATTCCTTATTGCAAACTGCAAATCTGGAATACCCACAATTAAAAAATTTAACGCAGCACTACAGGCAGATATTGATGCACAAAAAGATGCTAAGGAACTCAATATGTTAAGAGGAGACACGCAAAGAGCCGCATTGAATGATAGAATTATAAAATACAAGAAAGGCTCAATGCTCCATGTGCCAACTATTAAGGAATGTGAAAATAGGAAAGCGTTTTAATGGATGTTCAAATCGTCAACACAGAATAAGGTTGGATACGGAGTCTTGGCAACAGGAGTTGTATTAGGCTTATTCTTTTCTTGGCGAAATGATTCAGCAATTGAAGGTGTTAATAGAAGGCAGTCTGAATTAATTGAAACACAAAGAGAATTTATTTTAGAACAGTGTGATAGGGATAAAATTAAGGATCAGGTAATTATAGAGGCATTACAGGATGCAAGGCTGAGAATTAATTTTCAATTAAAAAACGATCCCGCACTTAAATCAATAGTAATCGCCAGGCTGAATGAACAAATTGATGAAGTTAAAAACACAAAACCATGTAAGCTTCCAGAGGCAAAATAATGGGTGTATTAGACGTATATAAGCAAGGAAATATGTTTCTCCCAGAGGAATTTGTATACACGTCATTAGATGAAGTTCCGCCAGACACATATGACCCCATCCTTTATCCTGACGGAGACAACTCCGTTCTTGCATTGTATGAGGCTGAAGGCGGCATACCTTTAAGCGATCAGCAGAGAGTGGAGCAGGCACAACGAAACGCCGATGCGAATATTCGCCTAATGCTCAATAGAAAGAATGTTGTTCCCCTCCCAAGAAATCTTTATTACAAGACATTAATGATGCAAGGCGGGGACGTGCTTGCTCTACAGCGAGCCTTAGCATCCGCTGGTTTTAGAAAATGGGGTAACTTTACAAGAGCATTTGGTAAAGGAACGCGCAAGAATGTGATGGAGTTCCAAGAGAGCCGTCACATGAAGACGGACGGTATCTATGATCTGGATGTTCACAAAAAGCTAGCTCGATATTATGATCAGTATGGCACGTTCCTAATGAGCAAAGCCAATAAGGTTTATAACACATCACCTAGAGCCGTGATTGTATCTTTTGCCACCTTTGGTTATAATAATAGATATAAAATCCACTACACGCAGAGCGGCCTCAGAATGTATGGGGTCCGCAATAAAATTAGACCTCCAAAGATTCCATACTATGAGGATTGTTCCTCATTCTCAACATGGACATATTGGGGGGCCGGTGTTCCTGACCCTAACGGTTTAGGGTATAATGGATGGGGTTACACAGGAACTCTTGCACAGCATGGAAACAGAACAACAAACCCGCAACCAGGAGACTTGGCCCTCTATGGGTACGGCGCTCCTTATCATCATGTTGTTGTATATATCGGCAACGGTATGTGCATATCTCATGGATCAGAAGTCGGACCACTCCTTCTTCCAGTATATTACAGATCGGATTTCTCACACTTTAGGACGTATATTAAATGAAGTTAGAACCATATGAGCCAAGAAATGGAGTCGCCCGGTTGGTTGAAATCAAGCCAGGCTCTCCTGTGGGCGCAGCATGGACTTCTTACTATAAATATAGAGACAAGGCCGATCCTAATACCCCCAAGGCTTACGCTTTGACAGCCCTGAAAAGAGAGCTAGTGTACCGAGGATATGGGGCGGGCATTGATACCGAATCCCTATTCTTCGGGGCAGCAGCCAGAAACAATACACAAGATTTCCAGTTGGATTTGGGAATGGATGCGGACGGAGTAATAGGTCCGACAACTGCACGCAGACTATTCAAGAAGCGGGTATGGGATTCAGCACACAAGGCAGGAGTTCCTGCCTTAATGCTTTGTAAGCAGTTGAATCTTGAATCTGGATTTGATCCAGCAGCAGTAGGTTATGTCGATCCTAGGGACAGAGGATTGGCGCAGATCAATTCATTTTGGCACCCTGAAATCACAGACGAACAAGCATTTGATCCATCGTTCTCTATACCATGGGCAGCCAACTATCTAAGTGAAAATTTTAAGGCGTTAGGGGATATAGACGCCGCTCTTGCAGCCCACAATATTGGGCGTTTCTATGCAAGGAAGTGGCTTGAAGAGAACAAGCCAGTCTCAGGGTTATATACAGTCGAAGGGAAAGACTACGCGGCTATTATAACTAAATATCTACAACTGCTGAAAAGCAGAGATTGCTAAGAAAGGAGTAAAATGAAGAAACTGCTACAAGAAGCAGGCCGAGAGTTTCTTAAGGCATTCGGGGCGTCATTGGTTGTTTTGCTTCCAGGCGTTTTGGTAGCAACAAATCTAGACCAGGCTTATGCCCTAGGTGTTGCCGCTCTCTTCGCTTCAGGTGCAGCCGGACTAAAGGCTATCCAGGTCTTGGTTCCTAAGCTTTCATTTGCTGGTCTTGTTAGACAGCCGGTGGCAGCTTGGCTGGACGCATTTACACGCACAGCATTATCAGCATTTGTTGTGTCTGTAGTAAGCTTCCTAAACGAGCCACAGTATGACAACTGGAAAGCTCTGTTGGTTGGTGCCCTAACAGGTGCATTTGCCGCAGGATTCCGAGCACTTGAAGGTCTATTGACAAAGGGTGAAACTCCTATTAAGTCAATGGGCGTGGGTGTTTCCACAGACTAATTAATAAATGGGGGTCATGATGTCATCTACACCAACAAAGCCAGATAAAAAACAAGAAGAAGTACAGAACTTATTGAGTTATAAGTTCGATTGTTTTGTTAAGTTATTGGGTCCAGATTGGCCTCTGGATGACATTCATGCCCTCACTGAATCAGATACATATCACGGGGATTTAAAAAGTTTATTGGACAATGGCTGTTCCAAGGAACTAGCCATCAGAATCCTCCTCTAGCGGGGAGGTTGGTAGAAGCAAAATGGTATCCGTCCCCACCATTTTGCTCCCTTTCTAGTGGGG